CACGTAATCTTGCGCTTGAAGACGTGTTGTGGGAAGAAATTCTTATATGTATTCGGGATGTTAACGCTAGAACAGAGTTATTGCGACAACGAAACCAAATAGTAAGAGATATCCATACAGAATTTAGAGCATTGAATATTGAAGTACCTACTGAAATGGAAAAGAGTGCAGAAGGTTTTGGTTCATTCTTAGAGGAACTAGTAGATGATGAAAAACGAGAGTCACCTGAAAAGCCTGTTGACAGGTAAAGGTGGAGTAGATTCACGACAATTAGAAAAAATCTTCGCTAAATGTAGAGACGACAAAGAAAAGATGCGTAAATTAGTACGTGCGTTTTGTACAGCGTACTTAATTGATAATAAACAGAGACCTCTACGCATGAGACCCATGCAAGAGGATATTGTATTAGAATGTTTAACAAATCGTAAAGATGGTAAACAAAAAAAGTTAGCTATATTAGCACCACGAGGAAGTGGAAAATCTTTCGCTTTATCAGTAGCGGTGACTATATATATGTTTTTTAATAGATTTAGAGATTTAGTATTTATACTGGCTCCTACAGAAGACCAAGCTGCTTTAATTTTTAATTATGTTTATAGACACTTTGCTGACAACACTTTTTTAAATGGATTAGTAGCAAACTATCGGTTTCATAATAAGCCCAACATAACACTTAAGGGGGGCACAATTATGAGAAGAGCTCCGTTAGCGCCTAGTAACCAAGGTCAAGCTATCCGAGGACAACATCCTACGTTCCTAGTAGTTGATGAGTCTCCACTCATCGACGATAAACTTTTTATTGATAACGTAGAACCTGCTATTGTATCTAACAAAGCACCATTTATTAATCTTGGAACACCAAAGTCTAAAGATAATCATATGTGGAGGTACTTATATGACGATAATTATGGAGATACTTTTACTAGATTACATTATACATGGAGAGACGCCGTGAATAAAGGTGATGCCTATTCAGCACCTTATACTGAAGAAGAAATGTTAGATAAGATGACAGAGTGGGGTGAAGAATCTATTTACTGGAGAACAGAGTATGAATGTGAGTTTGTAGAGTCTGTAGCGAACGTTTTTAGTCCAGAAAAAATTAAAAGGTGTTATGATGATTACGAAATTAATAGATTGGATGAGTATGGATTCGAAGGAGGAAGCAATATTACTGTTGGGGTTGACATTGGTAAATCTGTTAACTCTACTGTTATTAGTGCATGGTCCCTTGATAAAACTGCTGATTCAAATATTGCAAGGCTTGTATACATTGAAGAAATTAATGCTAGAACTGGGGGACACGATATCCCATACCAACGTCAACGTATTATGGACATTACCACTCAGCTTAGTGCTAGTCGTCTCATTGTGGACTGTACTGGTATTGGTGGTGCGGTTGAACAAGATTTACGGTTGGCGTGTTTAGATGCTGGTGTTCATTTCGTTCCTTTCGTTTTTACGGGTGGTCCTAAAGGTACTAAAACGCAAATGTACAGAGATTTCGTTTCTTACATACAACAAGGAAGAGTAAAAATACCTAATCCAGAGAATTTACAACCAGATATGGCTAAACTAGTTAATAAATGGGTAAAAGAACACATTGAGTTAGAATATACAATGGATGCTGCTAACAAAACAGAAAAGATAGCTGCACCTAACGGTAAGCATGATGATTATTGTGACAGTTCTGCTATGGGTATACACGCTACTTTGAGTATGCTACCTATGTCTGGTAACTTTGGTAGTTCTATAATTTCAAAAAGAATCAATAGACCATCACATAATATGGGTAAAGCCTCTGGTCCGTCGTTTTTTACAACAAAACAGCGAAAAGTTACACTAAATAAACAACCTCTAAGGGGAATCTAACAAAAACTTTATATACTCATTAAGATTAATTATTTAAAGCCATGTCGTTTATAGATAATGTTAGACGTAGGTTTGCTTCAATTGGAAGTAACCCTGCTTATAAAAAAGACGACCCCCGCAGTTACGGAGAGGGTGTAATCAAAAGATTAAAAATCAATAGAGGATTTAGTATTGGTCAGGAAAAAGATTACGAACCACATATAGGTAAAAATAGAACTTATATGAATGTTTACTTGTCTGACCCTATTGTTAGAACCTTGATAGATTTACCATGTCTGTACGCTGTAAAAGATAATTTTGATATTGTAACAGACGATGATAATCTTCGTGAAGAAATAGAAACAATGTTTAGAGATATCAACATAGAACATATTTTATATGGGTGGTTAAGAAATGCAAGAATATTTGGTAGTGGATACTTAGAATATACTGGAGATAATTTAGTATTACGTTCTAGTCAAAACATGTTTGTTAAAAGAAACGAGCATGGACAGATAGAATATTATTATCAAAAAGTAGGAGACGACGAAGAGAATATAAGATTTGAAGAAGAGGAGATAGTCGCATTGAATAATAACTCATTTGATGATTTAGCATATGGATTATCTGACATTCATCCTATTTTATATTTAGTTGATTTAAAGGATTATGCAGAAAGAGATATAGGTGCAGCATTAAATAAATATGCTACAAGTAGATTTGATGTTAGTGCTGGATTACCAGATATGCCATATGGTCCTGATAAAATTAATGAGATAGTTGATGCATTTAATTCTTTAGCCCCCGGAGAAGACATTATCCATGGTAACGACATAGTAATTAAAGAGCTACAAGGTACTCAACGTGCTTTTGAGTATGGTAAATATACAGATGATATATTAGATAAAATACATGTAGCTTTGAAAACACCACGTACTATGTGGACAGACCCAGAAAAAGCACGACCTATTTTTGAACCATATGTAAGATATTTACAAACTATGGTAGAGGGTGCACTTAACGCCCAGCTTATGCCACAAATAAATAGTGGAGAAGCAAAGTTTAAGTTTAGGCAAATTAACGTTGATGACGCATTTACTAAAGCTAAGACTGATATGATTTATTTATCAGAAGGAGTATTGTCACCGGGCGAAGTAAGAGAAGAGAGAGGGCTAAATCCTGAAGGTGTAGCAACTCTTGATATGGAAGCTAACGCACAAGTGACTGATAGAAATGCAAACATATCTGGTGGAAGAGACGAAGACAAACGAGAAGAATCTGCTAGAGCACAAAATAGGGGCAATCAGCCCTCCGCAAACGTAACAGGAGACAGAGCATGACATTTGAAAAATGTATGATATCTACCAAGGCATCTCTTAAGAAACGTGGTTTTGAGAATCACGAAGAGATAGCAGCCGGCATGTGTAGCATGTGGGCTGAAGAGAACGGCGTTGAGCGGGAATTTGCAGAGGGTAAGTCTACAGAACCTACACGCAGAACATTTGCGTTATCTTTAGGTGATGAAGATAGTATGACATTTTCCAGTGATGAGGGAATTGACTCTGTGACATTCCCAGTTATCGCTATTACATCCGGACCTCACGAATATGAGGTAGAAGGAGAAGAACATAAAGTTTATATTGAAGGAGGTATGTTGAAGGACAACCTTGAGAAGTTCTCAGAACTCCCGATTTATATTGACCATCAAAGAACAGCTGAGGATTTAATCGGCATGGCAACGAAACCTGAGCTAATCGAGATGGATAATGGAAAGACCGCCGTTAAGATGTTGGCAACAGTATCTAACAAATATGGCCGCGGTCAAGAAGTGATGAACAAAGTCAAGGACGGGGACATGACTCATGTCAGTATTGATTGGTTTTCCAATGATATTGATGTGATGGGTGACACATATGCCACTAACATTCGTCCCACAGAGGTAAGTTTCATTGACAATGAAAAAATGGACCCCGTCTGTAAAGAATGTACAATAGATGGAAATGAATGTGATTCACAAGAATCTGAAGACGACCACGACCGTGGTTGTGGTGGCCATGAAGGTTCATGTGAATGTGAAGACGGGAAAACAGAGGTAGAAAATATGTCAGAAGAGACAAAAGAAACAACTGTAAAATCCGAGGCAGAGAACATTGTCGAACGCGAGTTCGCTTCTCTACGTTCACAACTTGAAGCTGCAGAAGCATCCAAGAAGGAAATCGAATCTGAGTTCAAGAAAGCTATGAAAGAATTAGAAGCTTTCAAAGAAGCAGAAGAAGAAAGACTAGCTAAGGAAGCAGAAGCACGAAAGTTAGAAACTGTAGAAGCAATTATATCCAAAGAAATCTTATTCGGCTCAGTCGAAGAAGAGAAAAAGGATGCTCGTGTAGAGGAACTCTCTGCATGGGATGAGTCCAGATTGACTGGATTCAGCGACGCTCTAGCAGCAATGCCAGAGCCAAGCAACGATGTCGAAAGGTCTTTCGGTAAAGGTAAATCAGCTGACGAAGGTGAAGTACCAGAACCAACAGAAAGAAAATTCGGTATGAAAATGGTAGATGGTAAATTAAAAATTAACCGAGACTACTATAGAGGTAACTAAAAATGGCAACAGAAATTTTAGTAAATGATGGTGGTGCACCAGCACGTATCCTTCCTTTCACAGCCAAAGCTGCTCTATCCGGTGGACATGCATGTGAAATGCACACTGATGGAAAAGTCAGGCACGATGAAGGAGCTGCTTCAAAGAAAGTAATTGGGTTCGCCCTTACTGACGCTGTAGCAGATGGACCGTGCAGCATCGTATCCGGAAAAGGTGTCGTATTGAACGCCGCAGTAACAGGAACTGTAGCAAGCGGAGCAACTTTAGAAGTAGATGCTGGCGCTGCTGCAAGAAACGGAGTCCTAAAAGCAGGAGCAACTGCTGGAGCAGTTTTCGCAATTGCTTTGGAATCTGGGTCTGGAACTGGAATCAGATTGGTCAAGGTATTGACTATATAAGGTGATTAAATGGTTGACGCAACTCCCGGTATACTAACAAGCTTGAACACAGGCTCCGTCGATGGCGGTGCAGGTGAAAGAGTCCTCATTGATTACAAAGAAGCAATCCGTGACTACAGAGTCACAGACCTTCCAGTAATGCAATTCTTTGCAGACCCAATGACGACTGATACAGGCGGTGATATTGATATCACTTTCGCAAAACCATCTATGGCGATGGAACAAATAGACGAAGGAAACACTCCTCAATACCAACACACAAAACTACGCTCCGAGAGAGTCGCAGTTAAAGAGTGGGGTCTTGCAGTAGGTGTAACCCGAAGAATGATTGAAGATTCAAGATTCAACGAAGTTGAAATGGCATTGAACGAAGCTCGCAGAGCTGTAGACAGACACATGACTAACCACGTAGTAAAGGTTATTTTTGGTTCTGGCTCAGCAGACGCTACTTTCGGTACAATCGCTATTGGTGCTACAACCACTGAAGCAGATATCACAACTTTCTCAAGCAACCCACAAGGTGGTTTCTTAGGAAAAGACGCAACGTTTGCTGGTCGTCTAGACCAATACGCAGACCAAACAATAGCTGTCCTTTCAGGAGCTAAGTCTTACAACAACGCAACCAACGATACCGCAGGAGCTATCGCATTATCCGATATTGCTGCTGCTATCTCTCGTATGTCAAAGCACGGGGCAAGTGCAACTCACTTGTTCATTTCCCCAGCTCACTACGAGAACTTGCTAAAGATGGCTGATTTTGCTAGTGTTTTCACAAACACAATGGCAGTATCAGGCTCTGTCGCAACTGGTGCAAACGTAATGCCTACCGCTCCAGAAAGCAACCCATTCAGCGGAATGTTGAACAACGGTGGCTTAGCTGGACAAATCTATGGTTTACAAGTCGTAGTAAACGCATACGTCCCACAAGACCGCATGGGTATCTTCGATTTATCTGCTAAGCCAATGGCTTACGTAGAAAGAAGACCTCTAACGGTTGAGGAAGCAAACCCCGGTTTCGGAATTGTCGGTTCATACATGTCTATGAGATATGGATTGAAAATCGTCAGACCAGAAGCTGGACAAATAGTAATTAACGCTTAGATTGTTCTAATTGTTTTTTATGAAGGTACGGGGAGAACCTTAATCTCCCCAACATTTTTAACTGGTGACTAGATGGCACGATATACAAAAGTACTGAAAAGTTTAGCCCATAATGCAGTGGGTAACAAACGCATAGAGGCCGCAGCACCAGCAAGTGCAAATTATTATGTTACTGGGGCATCTTTAAATAATGCAACAGATGTCCTTACTTTAGCAGTCAAAGGAGCTAGTGATGTTACCGTTGACCTTTCACACTTAGCAGGAGGTGGAGGAACTACTCCGGGCGGTAGTAATACACAAGTACAATTTAACAACGGTGGTGCTTTTGCTGGTTCTGCTAATATGACCTTTAATGGTACGACTTTATCAGTAGGTGGATTAGCTGTAAATGGAACTTCAACTTTTAGTGACCACATAACAGTAGCTGAGAACAAAGAGCTAAGGTTTGATTCTGCAGATACATTTATCAAAGCAGATACAGACAACCCTGAAGATTTGATGATACACGCAGATGATGATATATTTTTAAATGCAGACGATGATGTATTTATTCAAAGTGATGGTAATACTTATACAGCTTTTGATGGTGCAAACCAAAGAGTAGGTATAGGGACAATTACACCTGACCAAAAATTACACGTCAAAAGTGCTGATAATTATTTAGCTAAATTTGAATCTACAGATGGTATTGCAGAGATAAGATTACAAGATAATACAAAATACACAAGATTGTTGTCCGCTGGTTCTCAATTGAAATTAATGCCTGATGATGGTGCAGAAATGATGAATTTAGATGGTTCAGCTTACAAGACTACATTGTTGGGTGAAGCTGGTGGGAACGCTCCTAAACTAGTATTTGACAACCCAGATGCTTCTAATGACATACAATTAACTCAAGCTGATTCTGGTTGGTTTGGATTATCTAGTGACGGTGGTTCAACTCAACATTTTGTTCTCAGAACAGGCAATATAGGTATAGGAACTACTGCACCTGATAGGAAGTTAGATGTTCAATCTACCTCAACAGCAGTCGTAGTTTCAGGTACTGGTGGGGGAACTTATGGAGTTATGCGTGTTGTTGATACCGCAGACACTACAGCTTTAGAAGTGGTAGGACAACGCTCTGATGGAGAAGGTGCTCTAATGAGGTTAAAACATGAGAGTGCTTCTCCAGATGTTGGTGATTATGTAGGAACTATTTCATTTGAAGGTAATGATGATGGTGGGGCACGTTCTCCTTATGCTTATATTCGTGGAAGAATAAGAGATAAAAGTGCTGGTGCAGAAGATGGTTCTTTATACTTCCAAGTAGTAGAAGGAGGTAGTAGAACAGATGTAATGACGTTGTCTGGAACTAATGTAGGTATAGGTACAACTTCACCCGGCCAAAAACTAGATGTAGATGGTAACCTAAGAGTGAGAGATAGCCATACACTTGCAGCAGGTGATGCTGATGACTTATTCTTATATCACGATGGTAATTCTACACTACGTAGTAATACTGGTATTTTTAATATAGTGCAAAACACATCAGATAATTTGAATATAACTGCTAATGGTGGAGATGTAGTAATAGATTCTAATATATACAATATGCACAGCGGTAAAGTGGGAATAGGGACAAGTTCACCTAGTTATAATTTAGATGTTGTAGATAATGCGGCAGACCACAATTATGTAGCAGTTACAAACACTTCAGCTGGGACGAGTTCTTTGGCTGGATTTAGACTTTTATCCCAAACAGCTAATGGAGTGTTTATTGGTCATGCTGATAATAGAACAGTAAGTCGGTATGGTATTACATTAGCAGGATACACAGAGATATTAAGTTCTGCCGGTAATGGTATAATTATAGGTAATTCACACAATGCTCCAATAATTTTTGGTACAAATGACGCTGAACAATTACGTATAGCAGATAATGTAATTACACTTGGCGATGGTGTAGTGTTAGCTCCTCATTCAAGTGACAACTTTACAATTGACTCTCCTAATGGTATAATATTAGATGGTACATCAGCAGCTAACGGTGTGCAGTATCACGATGGTGGTACGGAACTATTG